GCTTCGTCACCTGTAGCGTTGTTATATCTCGCACGTAACGCAAAGATTAACCCTGTAGGGCCAGACATTGGTTGTACACCTGCAATATCGTAGGCAATTAATTTCGGAGCCATACGTCTTACAAGTGAAATTAAAATTGGATCGTAATTGTCCATCTGTCCTGCAACGTTAGTTGGCGTTGCTTCGGCTAAAAACTTTTCTTGGTTTTCTAGCAATTGAGCAGTTACTTTCTGCTTATAGCTGTCTGTAATTTCGTCAGCTTTATCTGTGTTGATAACTTTGTCCCATTTTTCTAATAGAACGTCTAAAGTCTCAGGCATTTTTGAATTCTCCCTTCCAAACTATTTTATTATTTTTATATTATTATTTATAAATTTATTGGTTTATAACGCTTTTAAGTATGCGTTCATTTTATTGTCTTCTTCGTTTTCATCGTCATCCGTTTTATCGTCTGAGATGTCAACGCCTTCATCAGCGTTAGCTTTGAAGAAAGACTCTTTAATGACTTTAACTTTTTCTGAGTAAGCGTCAACATCAGAAAATTCAACATCTTCAACTAAAGTGTTTAATTTTTCTTTTTGCGTATCAGTTAAATCGCTTGCTACATGCTCAACTACTTGCTGTTTATTCAAACGATCAAGGTCTTGGTTTAGCTTGTATGACTTATCAATTTGTTCTGCTAAGTCAGCTTCAAGAGCTTCAATTTTTTCGTCTGCAACCGCAACCACGTCTTGCACGTCTTCTGGAATATCAATGTAATTGTTTTCCATCAGGTCTTTTAAGCCGTCAACAAAGTTTTCAACTAAGTCAGTCTTAATGCCAGACTCAACAATTAATTTGTTTTCGTCCATCCATTGTTCAACAACGTAGTCAAGATATTTGTTAATGTCTTCGTCAAGTTCATTTCTTAATTCTGCTTCTGCATCAGCTAGAACAGATTCATTCTCTTCTTGTAACTGAGTTTTTAATTCAGCAACCTTTGAAGTTATGACCGCTTCAAGTTTAATGGCAAACTTATCTTTTTCTGCTTGATCCACTTCAATGTCTTCAAACAAAATGCCAACTTCTTGAGTTAAGTCTAAATTTTCATCAGGCATTTAATTTCTCCCTTGTAAAAGTTTATTTTCTTTTTATGTTAATATTTATAAAATTAAACGCTCATAATGACTTTTTGAAATATGTCATTCATTGCGTTAGCATTTAGTTTGCCTTTCTTGGCAAGTGTGTTAATATTATCTTGTAATTGCTCAATTTCTTTTTCAATTAAAATTCCATTCTCAAAGATCCATTCTCTATTTTCCATAATGCCATTTACAAAAGCACTTGGAGCAGAGGGATCTGCAACTATGTCAATCGTTGCTAATTTAAAATTATCTTGAACAACGTTAACACCACCAGACTCTTTAACAGTGCCTAATCCTCTTGAGCTTACGCCTAATTGGATTCCCTCAGACACTAAATTCTTTGCAATGTTTCCGCAAGGTGTGTCTAATAATTTAGCCTTACCATAAACGTCTGTGGAGCTTTTATAGCGTAGTTCGATAATGTTATGTGAAACCCTGTCTAAATTAATTTGAGGGCTTGGAGGGTGTCCTAGCTCGCCCATAGCACGGTTTTTGCCAATGTATGAGGCATTGTACTCAGTTATTTGACCTTCCATGATCTTCTTAGGGTAAATTCTACCATTGTGGTTTTTAATGTCAGACTGCATAAAAACACCTTCAATGAAAATGTCCTTCTCACCATCCTTACCCTCAACAATGATAACTTGGGAACCATCAATAATTTCAGTAATTAATTGCATGACTTGTCCCCTTATTTACTCATTCTTTTGTTCTTAGCGGCAATACGTTTTGCAGATGCTTTATTATTGCTACGCTCACGTTTGCGAATAGCTCCGGGGTTACGTCTTGCAGTGGCTTTAGCTTTAATCGAACCTTTGACATTAGTTTTCTTCATGCCACTTTTCTTCAATGATTCTTTACTGCCCTTGCGACCAATTTTGTCTTTATGACCATCGACAATTTTTGCAGTTTTCACCGCTTTACCGTCAACATTTTTCCATGTTTTTTTTGTTCTGACTTCATTGTATGCTGTACCATTAAACATGTTGTCAGCAACGTCTGGGATAAAATCGTTTATCTTATCCTGAATTGAAGAGTATAAATAATCTTCAACGGCATTTTTAAATTCGTTTGGTTTTTCATCAAACACTAATTGTGCTAATGATACCTCTTCTATTTCAATATTATCGTCTTCTTGTTCTGGCATTAGAAACCACCTCCAATTTCTTCTTCTGGTTCTTCGGGATTGTATTGAGTATTTTCAACTTCTCCCAAAATTAATTTGTCTTCGTCTTTTATATCATTTTCTGATTGTTTCAGAATTTCTTTACGCACGGTATCATTACTAATATACTTACCAATGATACCCGTTTGTTGGATATTCATTAAAGAATTAATTCTATCATTCCATACTTCAATTTCTTTTAACTCTTGAAAATAATTATCTTCTAAGAATGAATATGAAAGGTTGTTTTCTATTTCATTCCACTCTTCGTCTGTTAAAATTTTCTTTAACGTACATTGAGTTCTTAATAAGTCATTAAATAAAATAGCAAATGACTTTCTTAAACGTGAAACAAATTTACTAAATGTAATTTCGTCTCTTGTAATTTCAGTTGTTCTACCAATATTAAATGCTGTTTGATCTTCGGAAAAACGGCTTGAAGGTACATTTAAGGATTTGTAAAGTTTATTTTTAAAATATTCAACATCAGCAAGTTCCCCTAAGTTATCACCTCCCGGAAGTGTTGAAACCTCTGTACCACGACCGCCCTCACGTCTTGGAAGCCAGTAATCTTCTATCATAGAAGCAAACTTTTTACGGTTGTTAATTGCCCCTGTGTTAGAGTCGTAAACAATTTTGTTTTTGAAACGATTCATAACGTCTTTTAAATATTGTTCAGCTTTACCTTTTGGTAAATTACCAACGTCAACATAAAAGATTCTGCGTTCAGGTGCTCTTGTTACTCGATAGATAACAACGGAGTCTTCCATTAAACGCAAATTATTAAATGGTTTTATAGACTTATATAAATAGCTTAAAACTAATTTTCCATCACTTGAACGCAATCCACTTGGGACGTAACAAATAGCGTCCTTTGGAATTTTAACAGCACTGCTTGCATAAGCACTTTCTGTTGTTCTTGTTCTGGTAGAGTCAGACCTTAAAGGTTGTTTTGAATAAACAAAATATTCATTCACGTCCTTCAAGTCATAAATTTCAATTAAGTTTTGATCGTCACGTTTCTTTTTAAATTCTCGAACAAATTTAATATTGAGCGGATCTATGGGGATAATTTCAGTCACGCCTAAATGAATTTTAGACTTATCTAAAACTTTATGGTAATATAATTTTCCATCAATATACCACTTTCTGAAAATACCATAGCCCTCGTTTTTAAAGTTTAACAACTTTAAAACATATTCAAACTCGTCACGAATTTTATCTTTGATACTTTCGGAAAGCTCTTCAACATCATCGAGTATAATACTAACGGTTGGTTTAAGATCATCCGTTATAATTGCCTCATTAATGATTTCTTGAATGGCTTCGTCAACTTCTAACTGCAATGCTAAATTTCTATAAGCAAATTGCAATTCATATTCATCTTCTGGAACTCTATCTAAATCAAAAGAATAACCAACTTGTGCCGCATATCCTGACGTGTCAGTGCTTGCATCAACTTCAATAGCACCGTCATCAAACGTAGGTCTTACAAAAGTTTCACCTTGTTTTTTGTCGCCACTCTTCTTTTCGATTTTATATCCGAATAATTCCATCTGTTCACCTAATAAACGCAGGGGACAAAACGTGCCCCCTTTTGTTTATTTATACATTATTATTGATCTGTTGTTTCAGCATTAGACCAGTAATTGATACTAAATGTCACTGGAAATTCTGCTACTTGATCGTTAGCATCATATGCCAATGTAATTTCACCAATTTGAGTCGGGAAACACCCTGACATTTTATAAGTTGTGAGAGTGTTACCTTGACGATCTAGCTGTTCAACTAGCATATCAATGTAATAATCTCTTGGGTTTAAAAGACCTGTATTTGCAACGTGTAAGTTAATGTCGTTTAACCAAATTTCAAGAGACTTACGTGGCTCCATATCCGTATCTGTTAAGAACGTTAGTGTCCACTCTGCAAATTCTTTATCACCTGCAACGTAAATCTTTCTACCCATGAAAGGAACTTCTGCCTTACCCATATTTGATTCAGGTAAGGTAGCCGCTTTACATAAGTAAGAAGACTTTTGTGCAGGAGCACCCGGAATATTCGTTGTCACTTTATAAAGGTTGGGACGTGCCCCACCTCCAGAAAATTGTGCAACGAAATCGTTAATTCCTAATTCTGCCGCCATTTTTAATTACTCCTATTATATGTTAATATTTTGTTCAGTTGTGCCATTAATGACTTCTTCAAATTCTACGCCTGTTCTAACGGCAATGAAGTTTAACTGAATAAAGTTAATTGAATATGTAGGCTTAATATAAATATCAGCAACGAATTCTGAGCGATCAATAACTTCTGGCGTATTGTTTCTTTCGTCACAAACCACTTCAAAGTCATAAATACCACGTCTACCACGAACTTCACGTAAGAAAGGTTCGACCATATTTACGAATTGTGCTCTTGTGAAAGAGTCATTGAATTCAAATAATTGGTACTTTGCCGCAGTCGCAATTGCTTTTTCCAACACAATAAACAAACGTCTAATGTTGATTTTCTGGAAAGCACTTGGTCTTGATTGCTGAGTTCTGTCACCGTAAAGTAAAACACCTTCGCCTGCAAAACTAACGACTGGGTTAACACCTTTCTTATACAATTCATCACGACTTGTCTTAGAAGGATTTAATGCCAACTGAATAACGTTTTTAATTTGACCACGATTGAATCCCGCAGGACTGTACCAAGGGTCATTTATATCATCAGTGCGAGAACATAAGCCTGCTATATCAGCGTTTAATGGAATCCAACGGAATTTATCATTGTGATAATCGTATTGGTATTTCCAACCTGAGTCCATAACTGCATAACTTGACACCGTGTTAACTGCTGTTCTTGTTGCAATAACATTTGCAGTTGCTAACGTTTCTGGTTGTCCGACAACATCTGCATGAAGTGGGCTAAAGAAAGCTACACAATCTTTGCGTCTTTCTGCTACTTGATCAACAATGTATTTAACAACGGCTGTGTGAGAAGCGTCACCACCTGCATCACCAGAAATTAGTAAACTAACGTCAACGGTTTCAGCGTTTTCAAACATTTTCCAACCAATGATAAGCTCATCAGAAGTGATAGCACCACCGTCATTACCGCCTGCCATCAATTTTGTCCATGCTGAGGCTAACGCTTTATATTTGCTGTTTAACGCATTGGTATTCCATTCTGCATCCCAGTCTGCTCCTGCAACAATACTAGAAGTTGCTGTTGCACCTGTACCGTCACCTGTGAAATCAATTGTAGGTGCGATTGTGTAATCTTGACCTGCATTATCAACTGTAACACTTGCAACGCCATAACCAATACTAGAAGTTGCTGTTGCACCTGTACCATCACCTGTGACAGTAACGCTTGAAATGCTATATCCTTCACCTGCCGAATCGACTGTGTATGAAGCAACGGCAAAACCTAACGTAGCTGTTGCGGTCGCACCACTTCCATCACCTGTGAAATCAACTGTTGCTGAGGTATAACCTGAGCCTGCGACATCAACTGTAACACTTGCAACGCCATAACCAATAGTAGCGTCTGCTGTTGCATCACCACCACCTACGCCTGTAGCGTCTGCTGTTGCTGAGGTATAACCTGACCCTGCGGCTGTGACATTAATTGTGTCGATAACGCCTGCTGTTTCACCGTCAACTTGTGCTGTTGCACCTGTACCGTCACCACTAATTACAATTGCATCACCTACCGTGTAACCAGTACCACCGTCTGTGACTGTAACACTAACCACGCCACCTGTAGCATCTAAAACTGCGGTTGCCGAAGCACCACTACCGTCACCTGTAACGTTTACTGTTGGTGCGACTGTATAGCCTGTACCTGCAACGTCAACTGCAATCGATTTAACCGATCCTGCCATTTCAAGTGTTGAGCTTGCTAATGCACCTGTACCGTCACCTGTAATTCCAACTGTAGGTGCTGTTGTATAATCTTGTCCTGCAACGTCAACTGCAATTTCTTTAATTGCACCTGTTGATTCGAGAACTGCGGTTGCCGAAGCACCACTACCGTCACCTGTAACGTTTACTGTTGGTGCGACTGTATAGCCTGTACCTGCAACATTAACTAGAACACCTGTAACAGCACCGCCAACGGCATAATCTGCACTTTCTGGTACTTCTAGCCACCAAACAAATTCTGACTGTTTGTTTAAGATGTCACCGTAAAAGTTGGGTGCATTATCTGCTGTTTTTCCATCTTTTGCCTTTGAGACATAAGCGAAGCGTTCAAGAACTGCCCCCGGAACTCCTGTAAATAAACCACCTGCGTCAATTACGACAATGTGAAGTTCATCGTTAGATCCACCTAAATCAGAAACATATTTTGATGTTTTTGGTGGGCTATCAAATAACCCTGAATAGTTAGTGTCCCATGTATCAAATGTGCTTGCATCTGCCATTGAAATTTTAATTGAATCGCCTTTAACACCTGCATAGCGTGACGCTATCATAGCAGTGTCGCCTGCGGGTGTACCAACAACTAAACTAAAATGTTCATTATTTTTAATTAAGATCCCACTACCTTCTGCTGTCGCATTTAATGCGGTTGCTTCAACTACACGAATTGTGTTTAGGTTATTTGAGTAACCTAAAAAGTTGATTGCAGTGTACCAATCTCTGTAATTTGTGTCACTAGGTTTACCAAACCATTTCTCGAATTTTTTCTTATCTGCAATGGTAGTGAACTGTTCGACTGGCCCCCATTCAAATTGACCAACGGTAGCACCACCAGTAGTTGAAACGGCAGGGATATAACCTGTTAAGTCTATCTCGGAAACATTAACGCCCGGACTTAGAGCAAAACCCATATTTCATCTCCTTATTCTGAATTGAATACTTTTTATTTTTATATTATTATTTATAAAAAACCAAAATTTGACCCTTGGTTATCTTCATTATCCCACCCATAATTAGGTGTATAATTAACGTTTTGAAAGTCTTCTAACATTTCTGCTATATCTGAATGATAGCCAAAAGGGGTCAAGGCTTCCTCTATCATTTCTTGTTGTCGAGATAAAACGTCTTCCATTAAGTTAATATCTGCAAGATCATTAAAATAGTCTTGTGTTGTCAACCAACCAAATATGACTAACGTCATAACTAAGTCATCATTTTTGCCAGACTCAGCTTCATATGATGTGCCTTTCTTTGCAAAAGTATTTAGCTCTTCGAGGGTTTCATAGTCTCTAATTGTGTAAATGTCATTTTCAATAAGTGTTTTGATGTTAGAGCAACCAACGTGTTTTGACTTCTTTGTTGTTCTCACGCCCATTTCAACTCGACCCGCAAAACCTGACGAAATTTGATTATCAGAATTTTTAACAATGGTCGAGATCATATTGTCATACTCATATTCATAATATAAAATACTGGCAACCTGACCCCCAATCGAATTTGTTTCGATAAGGACATACGCACCGTTATATTGGTTTGCTAACTCTTCAATAATTTCAGGTAAGACCAATGGCGTAGTTGTGTTTGAACGATAAATTGCAACTTGTTTATAAGGCTTTTCTGTTATGTCACTAATCATAATTACTGAATAGTCACTACCTGCCCCCTCACTAACGTCAACCGTTGCTACATAAACATGACCCTCTTGCGGTCTTTCATAAACCAACAAACGGTCTGTTTCTTCTTCTGGAGGTTCCCACGTTAAACGAACTAAAACGTCACCGTCAATTAACGTATCTGATGATCCATGAAAACGACAACCATACTCTTGCATAAATTGTTTTTTACCAATGTTGGCAATGGTTTCTTCACGCCATGCGTCATCACGTCTTGGATGCTCTGACCAGTGAACTTCAATAGGAATAAAACGGTTACGTTCAAGTTTTGCCTCTGTCCAAATTTTATAAAATAAATTCATACCGTTAGGGGTAGAAGTCATGATAACTTTTGTTTCACGTCCAGAAGAAATTACGGGATATGTTGAGGTATAGAAGTCATTGGCTTGCTCGACAAATGCAAACTCGTCAAGGTAAATTACATTGAATGAAAATCCACGAATAGAGTCAGAGCTTGTAGCACCTGCCATCACAATTGAGCCGTTACCAAATTCGACCGTTCCCTTATTATATTCAACAACTCCGGGTTGTAAAAAGAAAGGTAAATTTTCCAACATTCTTTTCATACGTGATAAAATTTCTCTAGCAGTGGCCGCTTTGTTTGCTAAAATTCCAACGGACTTTGTTGGATTGAAAACTGCATAGTGCATGAGAAAAGCCGCAACTGTTATGGTTTTACCCATCTGTCTTGGAAGTAAGTTAATTGAAAAACGTTCCGTATGAAACGTGTTGATCATTTTTTCCTGAAATTCCCACATATCAAACAAGACCAGACCCTCGTCAAGTGAGATAATTTTCACATACTTTTTAATAAAGTAAACAGGATCTTGAGAGCATTTGATATACTCTGCCATTTCATCGGTTGTATAATTTTGAGTAACCCCTGCTTTTTTTATGTTGGGGTTGCCATTGTAAAATATGTTAGGCATTTTGAGGTTTCAATATAGGTGGTAAGTTTTTGTCTTGCTCTTTTAAAAACTCTTGTAAGTCCTCAGTGTTGCCAGAGTAAATATAATTGTTCTGAGTATTTTGAACATTTTCTGGGGACTTTTCTTGTGTTATGTCTTTAACGTCTTTGTTAAGCTCCATTAATGATCTATTCATATCAGTTATTGTTTTTAAATAATTTCCTAACACTTCAAATGCTCTTGGACTTTCTGACTCGTTCGCAACTTTAACCATATTGTCTAAAGCACGTTCGCCTTTTTCAATTAAATGTTTCAAAGACGTTCTAGCAGTGCTATAGTCATCAATGACATTAGTGCTAACATCTGGAAAGTGTTTAACTTCTGTTAATGGAATTTCGGCAGGCAATTCCATTTCATCGTCCACTTCAAAAAAGCCACTCATTGTTTCATCTGTCATTAATTTGTCTCCAAATCTGCAATTACATTAGAACCTGTTTCTATTGTAAAGTCATATGTGTTTTGACCGTGTGTTACAACCGTCTCAATAATTTCATAGTCGTCATTGACAGTTGCATCTGGAGGGTCAATTCTTGCACGATACCCTTCAAAAAAGTCATGGGTGTCAATTTCATTAATATCAATAATAGTTTTATTAATAAGTGAAATTTCGTTTGAGTCACTATATAAATATGCTTTAGCTGAAAATATTAGTGTCCATAATACAGTTCTTCTCTCATCAAAACTTCCATCTGCTTCAATATCAAAACTCGTATCGTTCAACACAAATGGCACGTTAGTTTCAATGTCATAGGCTTCCATATCTTCAATTTTTACATTGAATTCTGGCGTAAAATATGGCAGAATTTGCTCGACAATACGAAAACTATCATCTAATTTGCGAGTTGCAATGTAAAGTGCAAATTCTAAGTCATATGGCACTCTATTAAACATAGATTGAGTGGTTCTTGCGTCATTCCAGTTCGTGTGTAAGCGTCTAAGCGTGTTTGTCTTACGTTCTGGGGCATAGGTAAGGGCTGTCATTTCAAAGCCCATAGACGGCAGTGTATCGACTTTGGCACGATCATCTAAATTTTTATCGTGTTGAATTCTTTGAACAAATTTTTCTTTAGGAAAGTATTGAAGTGGGACTTTTATATTTTTAATAAAATTCCCGTCAACATCTGCTCTATCAATTGATAACTTATCAAAAATAGTTCCGAACGCAATAATAATTTTGCGTAGTGAATTGTGATAGTATGGTTTACTTAGTATCTTGCCCATTAATAATCCCCAAAAGGTGAGGCATCTGAAAAGTCTTTTGTTGTTTCATCAACTAACACTTCCTGACCCTCATCTGTAATTTCGTTGTTATCTGCTTTAGCAACTAATAAGTCATCGTCTTCCTCGGTGACCATATCATCAATAATAGGAACGTCTGTTTCAAAGTCTTCGTATGAGTATTCAAATAATTGCACAGTTAATTTGTATGTGTAATTTTTACCCAACTGATAAAATGGATTTTCGTGCTCAACATATGTGATTTCAAAAATACGATTTGATAATGGAAAGAAAAGTAAATCTCCTTCAAACGGTCTTATCTGATTATAAACCACCGCTTCAAAACGACTCTTACTAACGACAAAAGTAGCCTTGTCTTTTATATGCAAGCCGAACTTTTCTAACATGTCACCGTCTCCCTCAAAACCGTCAATGGTTTCAAGGTACATTTCGATCATGTAATTGTCGTCAAACAGTGTTTTTATATCCTCGCCCAGAATTTTGTCACGCTGTAACGTTTCTCTTGGCATATAGATCACGTCCACGCCATACATTTTTATAGCTTCAATGGTTAGACTTTCAATTAAGTCCTGTTCGGATCTATTTTGATATTGGTCTACATAAAAATTCGTTGCCAAAATTGTACCCTTTGTTATAGTTGCATATATATTTATATTTATAAGAGGACACGTTATGCAAGATCAGTGTAAAGTTTGTGGGAGCACCGACTATCATGTGAAACCGTCTGAGCATTTAAAAGTCTTAGATATTTTAGGTTATAATAAAACTTGTTTATCATGTGGGCATATCGAATTAACCATACAAAAAAACCCCATTCCCGTTAAGGAATGAGGCTAACTTTATTCCTTGTCGGGAATGAAAAGTTTATCGTGCGGCAATAACGTCAATCATGTCTTGAACGCTAACGCCAGTAGTAGGCGAAAGTGTTTCATGTCGTGATTGACCAGTGTCTTTTAGTGCCTGTATTAAGCGTTTATTCTTAACAGTGTCACCTACTGCATCGTCATCAAAAGCGTCAAGACTTGCAACCGCTGTTGCCGCATCTGCTGGATCGCCTGCTAAAATTGATAAGATTGTTGCTTCATAGTCTGTGATACCACCTGCAACTAATTGATTATTTTGAGCCATAATTGTTTCCTTTTATTATTATTATTTATTGTTTATGCGTTTATAGCATCGAGAACATCTTGATAACCAAATCCAATCGTTGCCGTTCCGACTGCATCACCACCACCTGACCCCGTTAAATCGACCGTTGCCGTTGTGTAATCTTTACCACCCATAACTATATTGGCATCATAACATTGACCAACTGTAGGCAAAAATACTGTAAATGTAGCACCTGAGCCAGTCTGAGTGTCAATAGTTGGCGTTGCTGTTGTGTAACCTGAGCCATGAGCATCCATAGTAATGCCAGTGATTTCACCTGTGACAGCATCCACGTTAGTAATTTGAGCTACTGCCCCTGAGCCATCACCTGCAATTACAACACGATCCCAGACTTTATATCCAGTACCACCTGCTGAAACTATGATAGTCCCTAACTCACCTGAGCCATCACTAGCTAAAACTTGAGCCATTGCACCCGTGCCATCACCTGTAATAACTACTTCATCACCTGTGACATAACCCGTCCCTGCTGTTGCCGTAGGAATCACAACTGCTACAACTTTACCTTCATTATGAACGCCTGCTTTACCGACTAAATTATAAGTCGCTAACGCTTGAGTTAAACGTGCTGATTGATAGCCCACGTCAACTGCTTTCATCCATTCAATTAAGCCTGCTACTGAACTTTCATGTAAAAATTTCATACGTTGATCAATGAACAGAGAATAGTCATCTAATGCCACGCCCGTTAATTGGTTTCTTTTTGGATTCATTTAAAAATGCCCTCTTTGTTTTTGATTTTTATATTATTATTTATAATTTTTAGGGTTTATGCCATGTAAAACGTTACTGGCTCGGAATATGTTAATTCCATTTCTTCTTCAAGACGTGTAATTTCTTCTGTTGCTTGATCATAAATTTTATCACCATCAAACGTAACACCTCCGGGCAAATCTATTCCTGAGTATTTTATCAAGTTTTGACCCCATTGCTGTTTTATTAAAGCAGTTAGATAACGTTTAAGCCAACGGTCATTATAGACTTGGTTAAATTCGTCTGGATCTAAAACTGCCCATCCCTCAACTACAACAATTGATCCTGACTCTGGCATATCGTCAATAAAAAGTCTGTCAGTGTGGCGTGAAAAACGAATTGTTTTTTCACCTCCAAACATATCCTCCATTAACTGAGCACCCATACCTGCCATAAAATAGTCTACGATTGGCGAACCACCCGACCCTGCTCCTGCATGATCACTATTAGAAGACGTGGCACTATAATAATAGTCCCCTGCTCGATATTGCATACCTCCGGGAATTTGTTTAAAAACAAGGTTTGGATCGTTCATAGGATAAATACCATTTCCCGTTCGACCAAATGGTAAAACTCTTTGAACGTGCATAAAAGCATTAGGCACTGGAAAGAAACCATTTTCAACATCTTCATCTGTAATGGTATGTTTTAAATATTGTCTTTCTTGTGAGTCAAAATGGTAGTCTCTGTAAGTTTGAAAAGCGTCATCAACACGATCCTCAACTTGATCATCGTCCACGTTTATTTCGATCACGGGAAAGCCTAACTTTCGTAAACAGTATTCAATTAATTCATTTCTTGATGCAACTTGAGGCATAAACCGACCCTATAAAAATTATTATTATAATAGTATTTATAAGACGAAAAAAAGCCCGTCAATTTCTTAACGGGCTTTTTAATCTTTACAGCTTGTGTACTTTGTTTTTAGTTATTAGTAACCGAAAACAGCACCATCAAAACCATTCATTACAATATCATTAGGCAATTTCTGCTTTGATTTTGTACTTGCAACAAATGTCTTTTCTTGTGGCATTGATACTTTATAAACTGCAA